TATTTAGAATTGAGATGGTATTTTCGGTTTCCTCTACTTCGAAATTCTCATTATCTTCAATATTGAAATTCTCAATTATCTTTAATTCCTGTACACCAACAGCATACAACTTATCAATAAATTTTTCAAATGATTTCTGATCTGACTTCTGCTTGACTATAACCTTTACAATCTTACCAGCATATTCAGTTGCATTAAACAACTTATAATTATCATCTTCATACCAGATATTATAAAACAGTCTGTATGGGTTATCTACAGGAGTCTGTTCTAGGGTCTCTGTATCGAATATATGGAACCCTCTAGGGTCATTCACATCGTTCCAGAACATCTCATATGGATTACCAAGATAGAATATCTTTCCATCATTAGAACGGGTATGGAAGTGTCCTGAGTAAACCTTTTCAAATTTATCAAGGACTCGAACATCCATACCCGTCTCCATCATATGTCCACGAGTTGCCCTGAATCCATTAAGTTCAAGGTGTCCCATAGCAATCCTTGCTTTAGACTTCTTAATTAAATCTTTACTAGCATCAAAGTTCTCAGAATTAATCCAAGGTAACATTACAATCTTTATCTTACCTACCTTAATCTCAGTTGGTTCTGAATAAACATTGATATTGGGATAGTTGCGTAATAATAACTCTGGCGAGTTTACGATATTAGTATTCTTATAATAGCAATCATGATTACCGATAATCGCATGTACCTTATATTTCTTTAGTGGTTCAAAGATGACTCTCTTGGACCACTCCAAGCTTTGTAAATCAATAGACTTTCGACTATCAAAGATATCACCCATATGGATGACTGTCGTAATACCTTCTTTCTCTAATGTAGGAAAGAATATATCCTTATAAAACTTTTCGAAATAATCATGTAAGTGCTTGGAACCTTTCCTAGCACCATAATGAGTGTCGGTAATTATCGCTACTTTCATCTATTGGAAGACTTATATTGAATATTATCTTTGATTGTATTATAATCAGAGCTTGAACCTGCAAGAGCAGTATCATCAACCATCATAACTTCATCAAAACCAGTCCTTTCAATAATCTTTGTTTTAATTTCTAGTTGTTTCTTTTCCTTCTGAATCCGTCTCAAAAAGGCATAATGAATAATTTGGGTAAAGTATGCAAAAGGATTTCTCGACTTCTCTGGATCGAAGTTATGTATGTACTGTACGCAATTCTCAATACCATCGGATATCATATCTTCCCTAAACATATAGTTTACGAAATTTGGTTTGTATGATAGATGGGTAGCAATCTTTAAAAAACACTCACCAAGGTAGTTTGTAATTCTTGGTTTTTGAAGGTCATTCTCTTTTGCATGAGCAACCTTTGCTCTATACACAATCAATGCTTCTAGAAGTTCTTTATTATTTACATAGTGCTCTGACTTTTTCTTAACCATAACATTGTTTTCTAATTATTTAATGTTGAATATATTATAGCATCATTGCAAAAGCTTGACAAGGTGCTTGATTCTACGTAGAATACCTTTGTTAGGGTTGAAGGGGAACGATTAGCTTTCTTTTTTATCTTCTGTAGAACTAAAGATATCTTCAAGATACTTACGGGCATCATCTACAGTTGATATATATCCCATCTTAGGTGTTAGTTGTCCTTTAACATCATTTCTGCATTCTCCTATTTGTGATATATCAAATCGTTCATCTTCAAGATAGTTATTATAGATAGCGATTATTCCATTTTCTTTTATTTCAGTAACAGTTATAACTTTATCCCATTGAATTACTACAGGATCATCTCCAGGTATATTCATCCATGTTCTTACCTTTACAATAGAACCATCAGGAGTATTAACCATTTTCATAGTAACTGGTTTATCACATAAGATAAGAGGATTGTCAGTATTATCTTCAATAGAAACCAATGAAAACAGTTCTTCTCCGCTAACTAACTTAATTGATGCGTAAAATTCATTTTCCATTAGTTCTTGAGTGGTACTGTTACAATATCGTAATTGAAGTTTTCTTCATTGTAGACTTTAATTCTTTCAATTAAATGGTTTAAAGTATAATTCTTTCTTGACTTATAGCTGATATCATCAGCAATATCATATAGAGTTGCTCTAGTCTTTTGACTACCCTTTCTTAGGACTCTTCCGATAGATTGGAGATTTCTAATTCTAGACTTAGACGGAGAAGCAAAAATAACGTTATGTAAGTTTTTAATATTAATACCTGTGGAGAAGGTTCCATAAGATGCAATGATTATAGCATTACTCTCACGTTCAGTGATTTCACGCACTTTTTCTCTACTTTGTGTATCAACACCACCATGTACAAAAAATACCTGGCGATTCTCAATAGTGTTATTATTATTTATCAAATTGTAAAGAGGTTCACCATGTCCCTCTACTCTAGCAAATAAGATTAAAGTATTACCTTTTAAATCTAATGCGAGATTTTTAATAAAGTTATTCCTACGATTATGACCGATGATATACTGTACTTCATCTTCAAAGGTTTCAAATTTATTCGGTGGGTGTTTCAATAGCAGTACATTAATATCCAATGTAGCAAGATGACCCTTCTTCATTAACTCATCTGTCTTAATAATTTTATAAGATGGACCAAATAATCCTTCCAATACCCACTTATGTGTTTGAGATCCATCTAGGGTTCCAGTAAATCCAAACCTATATTTTGCATCGGCAAGTTTTGTCATTATAGATATAAGTGACTTTGACTTAAACTGGTGCGCCTCGTCCCCCACAACCACAGAGAATCTCTCAAAATATTTTCGGGGAAGTTTGTAGATTGATTGCCAGGTAGTAATAATCACTTGAGAGTCCGTCTCTCTTTCTCTACCAGCGTATATCTTGTGGCAAAATGAACCTACGTCCCAGCCATAGTCTGCAAAATCTTTATACATCTGCTCTACTAGGGAAGTCGTCGGAACAACTATCAGAGTATTTTTCTTTAGTTCAACAAAATATCTCACAATCGAATATATCATCAGAGACTTACCTGAAGCAGTTGGGGATATCAACAGCTTTCTATTATGTCTTAGAGCGTCGTATACCCCCTCTACCTGGTAGTCTCTAGGTTTATGTTTAGAGATAGCAGTCATGTAATCTTTAACACCTGCCTTTGAAATCATTTTATTAATTTCAAATGGAGTGCCGTAATGTTTATTATCTACAAATTCGTAAGTATATCCGTGGTCTTTAGAGAACTGAACTATCCTATCTAACAACCCAACATATATCTCTCCAGTCTGGGTATTAAACAGTCTTATCTTACCATCCCAAAATTTCTTTTTATATGCTGGTGAGAACTTTGCACCAGGAACCTCAAAGGTAAATTGATCTGCTAATTCATAATATACATGAGGTTCTGCCTGTACACGCAAAAGCACTTCATTCTTCTTAGATATAACCAAGTGTGTCATGATACCAAGTCAATTCAATATAGAATATTTATCTGGTCTAAATAAAATAGTTTTGTCTATAAGTAATGACTGCTCTGATTGACCCAAAAAAATATACTGAGACAGTTGGCCTATTGAGGTCATTTTTTTTGGCTAAAGGTTTTTTTGAAGTTCACACTCAAAACCGTTTAAGTATACTTGCTGCCTGTGAAGACCCAGAAACAGTAGCAACCTATAACTATAATGATAATATTTGGCCACTACCACAAACAGGTCAAATGTGGTTAGAATATGAATTGTTGTCCAATCCTTCTGCGGAAGGATTTTTTTGTGTCTCAACCTCATATAGGGCAGAACCTAATCCTGTCCCAGGTAGACATGAAACAATCTTCCCTATGTTTGAATTTGAAATGAAGGGTGGTGTAGAAGATCTCAAAAAAATGGAGATTGAACTATGCGAACATTTAGGACTTCCTGAATTAACAATAGAAACTTATGATGATTGGTCAAACATGTTCAACGTAAAAGAACTTGATCATGATCATGAGGATAAGATTGGTTCTGGTATGATTACTGACTTCCCTGAGTGGACATCACCTTTCTGGAATATGGCTAGAAATGATGATGGTACTAGTAAAAAAATTGATGTTATCTTAGGTGGAAAAGAAACTATCGGTAGTGCTGAAAGGAGTACCGATAAAGAACAAATGAGAGATACATTCTACACCATCTCTGATGGTCAGTATGCTCAACTCATTATTGATCTATTTGGAAAAGAAAGAGTCGAGAAAGAACTCGAAGAATTCCTTTCCTTTGACTTCTTCCCCCGTAGTGGTGGAGGTATT